ACGTGCAAATTATGTCGATACAACTGGCGTTGGAAACGCGGTTGTTGAGGAAATGCTTCGCAGTAGCATTCCTAACGTTACTGGAATAACCTTCACAGTGCAGAGCAAGGAAGAGATGGCTACAATTCTTAGGGAGAAGATGCGTACTGGGGAAGTGAAGATTCCATACGTGCCCGCTCGAAAGCTTGTGGACATTGACTTGACGGCTGAGTTGAACATTGAAAAATATGAGCTCATGAAGACTGGTCATCTCCGATTTAGCCATCCTGAGGGCGGTCATGATGATGTGTTCTGGAGCACGGCTTTGGCCGTGTATGCGTGTGTTCAGTCTCCGTTGCCTGGAAGGGGCGCGGTTATGCTTCCTCATTAGTTACAGCAGGTGTTAGTGGAAAGTGAGTTTTGTCGCTGAACGGCTTCGTAAGGGCTTCAAGAGCGTTAGGCAGGCTGCAGGTAGGCTGGTTGCTCAGCGGCAGGTTCCTCCTGAGGTCAGCAAGAAGCAGATAGAAGAGGAAGTGCCGGTTAGCTGGAAAGCTGACAATCAACTGTGGGGCTACGTTACCAAGTACATGCTTAAGGGCTCTGGCGCGGGCTTCGTGACTCCGCCTTACATGGCGTATTGGGAGCGTTTGTGGGGAGCAACTCCGGTAGAGGATTTGCCCACTTACAAGGATTTGTACACTTTCACGCCTTACATTAAGGCGTCAATTGATGTCACGGTTAACATGGCGATAGCGCAAGGTTTCGAGCTTGAAGGTAGCGACGAGCAGATTCGCGAGTGGCTCATGGATTGGCTTGACGAACATAACATTCTGCATACACTAAGAATCATCGGCACGGACATGCTTGTTTTTGGCAACGCTTACCTCGAAGTCTGCAGAGACGAAGATTCAGGCGAGGTTGCTTGGCTGAAACCCTTGGATCCTGTGCATGTGCGTGTGCGGAGGGATGCCTACGGCAACGTTTTCGGCTTTATCCAGCTTTTGACTTTTCCGCCTGTGGCTTTTGTTACAGAGGACATCGTGCATTTCCGTTATGGCGGTAAGAGCTGGTGGTACGAGTGGAGTTACGGTACGAGCCTTCTGAGGCCACTGCTGAAAATGCAGGCGTTTATCGACCAGCTGCAAGATGACATGGCGTTAATCATGCACATTTACACCAAGCCCATGCTCGTCGTCAAAGCGGGCACGCCTGAGAGGCCCTTTTCGGACCCGCAGCTCCAGAGCCTCATGGAAGCTTTTCGCGACAGGAAACCTGCTACTGACGTGTTTGTCCGCGGAGACGTTGAGGTTACTGTTGTTCAGAGCATGACCAAGGAAGTGAACATTGAATGGTGGCTCACTTACCTTCAAATTCAAAGGTCCGCAGTGCTGGGTGTCCCGAAAATTTTCTTGGGCGAGAGTGAACGGACGAACCGGGCCACAGCTGAGATTGTGATGCAGGAGTATGTCACGAGGCTGCGCATGCTCCAGGAACTGATTGGTGACACGCTTGAAACGGTACTCTTCAAGCAACTGATACAGGAAAAGTGGGGAGAGGGCAGAGAGATCCCCCGCGTCAAATGGCGGCCCGTCTGGGAGCCCACGCTTGACGTGAAAGCTGGCTTCATCACGAATCTGGTTAAGGAGAAGATTATCGCGCCTAGTGAAGCTAGGTCCCAGCTTGGCTATTCTGAGGAGCTGCCTCCGGGATTATGGGAGCAGACTTCTGGTGACGCATCTGCCGGATCCTCGGTGACGATTGTTCAGGAGAGTAAGGCTGGGAGTGCAGAGGAGACTTAGCAAGTGGTGGCCACGGATGGCGTGTAGCCCTCTCTGTGGGTACACTAATGAGATGCGGAGGCCTCACCTTACTTGTCTCTTCTGTCGAGTTAGAAAGTTCTTCTATGGGAAATACAGGGGGAAAGGTTTCCATTACAACAAGCTTATGCGAGTTGTCATGCCGGGGGACTGCTCGAATTATGTGCTCTTTATTGACAACAAGCGACATCTGGCGAAAGTCAAGGCTGCACTTCTGAAGCGGCTGCTCACGATTTGTGAATGGTTAGCAAATTAATGGTGAAAGCATGCCTGGACTTGAAGAAGCCAAAACTGTATGGCGCTATAGGGTCGCGGATCCTTTGAAGTTTGAGAAGTTTCGCGTTAAGGAGTTGGGCAAAGGCGTCAGAATCACGGTTGGCAAAGTGAAGGGCAGTGATCGCTGGGAAATTCAAAATTACATGTTTGAGAAGGAGCGTTTCAAGACTCGAGAGCAGGTGCGGAAGTGGCTTGACACGCATTTGAAGGGAGAGATTCAGACTCTCTTGGACTTTAGGGCCTGGAACGAGTATCGTCGAAGAGTCGTTAATGCTTACGTTCAAATCTCAGATGTACGGTGACGTGAAAACGCAGCTCAAGTATTATGTTCCGTTCAAGGCGCAAGAAGGCGTCGACGCACAGTTTGCCTTAAAAGAGAAGCTTATCAGTATCGAAGGGCTCGCTATTGACACGAGCGTAAATAAGAATAGGTGGCAGATTCCAGAGCAGGACCTTGACTTTTTCACTGAAACGCTTAGAGGAGCTCAGTTGCGTGCGGATCACGCTGAAAGCGTTTTCATGATCGTTGGCAAAGTGCCGGAAGCTAAGCGTCAGGAGCAAGAAGTGTTCTTCAGGGCAGAAGTCGGCGGGGAAGAGAAGCTCATTGACAAGATTCTACGCGGATACGTGAAGTATGTCAGTGTCCAAGTTGAGAGTGAAGATGTTGAGTGCAGCAAGTGTCATCAACCAACTCGGAAGGAAGGCCTGCTTATTCACTTGTGCCCAGATGCTTGGGAAATCGTGCACAAGCCCAGCGTCCGGGAGCTCAGTATTGTTGCTTCCCCTGCTTACGGAAAAACCGAGTTCAAGCCTGTCGGCTTCGCGGCTGCAATGAATCAGAACCAGTCTCAGCAGCTCGCAAACTTTTCACAGTCACTTCAAAGTGATGATGTGGGTTCTAGGCGTGAGCCGCAAGAACCTGAAAAACAACAATCAAACACGAAAGAGGTGAAGCACTTGCCTGAACAAAATGCTCAGCAAGCAGCTTCTCCGCATCAAGCGCAAGGAACAGTCAATGTTGCGCCAGGAGAAGGTGCGCCGAAAGAGCTTACGTATCAAGAGTACATGGATCAGTTAACGCAACTTCAGAAACAGATTATGCAGAGGCCTGGAGCTTCTGACGCTGAACTAGACGGTTTGAACAAGAAAATCGCGGATCTCGAGGGTGAACTGGCTAGAAGAGCGAAGAAGGCGGAACTTGGAAAGAAAATCAGCGAACTGTCGAAGAAGGTTGGCGAGGAAGACCAGGAAGAGGGCGAAGAAGACGAAGAAGCGAATGGTGCTGGTGCAGCGGAAGCGAAACATGCCAGTGGCAAGGGCATCGTTGGGGCGATTGAAGGATCGAACCCTGATAGTCTCGGCAATTTTGACTGGTTCAAAGACCTGATCAAGGCTTCGCGCAAGCTTAACGCTGGATTCAAGGGCTAAGGGATGACGAATGAGTGTACCAGTTTTTGAAGGAACAACACCGCTAGTCTCTGATCGTTATACTCTCACATTCATCGCGGGCGAAGACCTCTTGCCCGGGCAACTTGTCGAAATCAGTGCTGATTGGACGGTTAAGAAATGCACGAGCGTGAACAGTCTCAAAGTTGTCGGCATAACATCGAGCGCGGCTCTAAACGGGAAGGCAGTTACCGTTGTTAACAGGGGGCTTTGCAGAGCAAAAGCGTATGGCACGATCACCGCTGGTGACCAGGTAATTTCTACTAGCGGAGGCACCGGAATCGGACTTATCCAGAGCGACCAAGGAAAGAAGGACTCTAGCGTCATGGGCGTAGCAGTGGCTGGAGCTGCAAGCGGGGGCACTGCCTACATCATACTTTGGTAAGGCGGTTTGAATGAGTTTTCAAAGAGACGCCTTAACATGGGTTGACACCGGGGCAGTAGCGTATCCCGCGTTGCACCAGCACATCATCGAATTGACCATGCCCGCACTCATCGTCAAGCGTTTGCTACCCGAGTTTCCGCTGGTTGCAGGACGAACGGCAACGTTCGTGAAGGAAAAAGGTTCCCGCAGCATCGGCATTAGCGAGATCACCGAGGGCGCCGAGATTCCGATGGATTTCACGCCCCTTGACTACGTGAGCATAACGCCCTATAAGAAGGGCGAACGGATTCGTGTACCTCGCGAGCAGATTGAAGACCTCTACATCCCAGTGATAGAACAGCAGCTCAGACGTCTAGCAAGACGTGTCGCCTACCAGATTGACAAGGACTGCCTCGCATGCATTGACGCTGCGGCTGCCAATTCAAGCGCCGGCACAGGCACCAGCATGGGAGCCACAGGAGTAGAATTCACGGTCTCAGGCGGCATCGGCACGAAAGACATTCTGTGGGCTGACGCGAAGATTGCAAGTTACAACTTCCTCGCTGACAGCATCCTCTGCAACCCGATTAACGCCCGAGATCTAAAGTACCTCCCACATTTCAGCCTAGCTATGCAGTACGGTGAACCAGTGATCCAGTCAGGAGCAATCGGCAAAGCGTACGGTTTAGACTTATACGTCAGCACCGTTGTGTCTGCAGGCACAGCGTACATACTGAGCACGGGTCAAAACCTGTCGGGTTCATACGCGCCCCTCGGATTCTTCGTCATCAAAAGACCTCTACTTTCTGATTTGGACGTAAAGAAAGAGTTCGACGCAGTCGACGTATCTTTGACAACTAGGTTTGCGCCTGTTGTAACGGTCGGAGAAGCAATCGTCAAAATAACCGGGTTGAATACAACTTAGAAAAGCCCTAGATTTTCCCTTTTTCTTTTTCCTCTTTTCGTTTCGTTTCAGAGTTACAATCTTACAGGAGCATTTGAGATATGAGTTCCGACAACAACAAGGGGCTAGCCCAGAGCATTAAGGTTAACGGTTTGACGTGGGCTAAGACGTTGATGATTTGCGCTATCCTAGTGTGTGCTGGGGTTGCCGCTTATTATGGCGCCAACGTCTCCGTGAATGTCAGTCTTTCGGATCGGGTGACGGCGATAGAGCACACTCTGGAAGTGCCGGTGAACAGCAGTTTCTATCCGTTCCAGAATCCAAGCACGTATATTGTGGGTCTCGTGGATGCTTATGGTACGCTGCAGAATGGGAGCACGGGCAAGCTGGACTTGTACAGCGTGAATCATACGCTTGTAATGCAGACCGGCTTGGACGCTGTTTCTGTTCTCGGCGGCAGCGTGTACGTGAAGGAAGGCAGTTACAGTGCTTCGCCCGTCGTACGCAACAATACGCGGTTTATCGTTGAAAAAGGTGCAGTTGGCATAGCCTATACTGTCGATAGCCAAGCCACTTGCATCATTGACGATTTTAACGGCGGCATCTTCGAGTACTACAGCAAAGGCGTTCCATACAGTCTTTTCGATTATGCAAGTAGCAGATTGCTGCTTCAATCAGCGAATCTCACGTCCATCTATGTTCAGAATATTAGTGGCCTAAATGGAAACGTGCAAATCTTCAGATTCATAATCGAGAATGGATCCAGCTTTCCACTTTCACCCTCGCCCGGCTACCTATTTGACATGAACAACACGGTCTACTATTACAACAGTACATCATGGGTTCCCTGGGGGAGCGAAGCAGGCGGAACCCTTGACTATAACGAGCTAATTAACAAGCCGGATCTCAGCCAGTACCTCCTTGAGAATGGAACAAGACCATTAACAGCAAATTGGAATGCTAGCAGCTTCGGTATCTACGGGCTCTCTTTCCTCAACGCTACATCCCTCTACTGTACGAATATAGATCAGCTTGTCAGCGGCCAGGGCGTTAAGATACTAAACTTGGTGGTGCAGAGTGGAACAAGCTTTCCAGCGAGCCCAATCGACAAGCAAGAGTACTATCGCAGCGACCAAGGATACCTGTATGTCTACAACAATAGTGCCTGGGATCCTATTGGCTACACTCCGAACACTTTTCCATACGCTAACTTGACAGGTGTCCCTGTTATCTTACTTGCTAATGGTTCACAACCTTTAACTGCTAACTGGAACGTCGGTGGCTCCTACGGAATTTACAATGCAACATGGATAAACGCTACTTCGCTGAATCTATCCTCGCAACTATGGTATAATGGAAACAACTGCACCGATATACTAGCTAATCCGTGGCTACCTTGTAGCTACATCATTCGCACAGATGGAACCTACACTTATGCCAAAAGCGGATTAACAGGGCAAATCGCATGGTACAGCAATAACGCAACGTACGTTTATAATGCTGCCTTGAATGCTACCCCAAGCGGTCAAATGGTGCTTGCTACTGATGGAACGTACAGTCTCAATGGCTCCGTACTCATGCAGCATAATAACGAGCAGTTATGGGGTCAAAGTTGGAATACAATTCTGAAAGCTGACGGTTACATGGACGCAGCGGTCGTTGCAATGGGTTCGCCAACATCAGCCAATGGCCCGGGGATAATGGTTAACGGTACAGTTCTAGCAAATATTCAGGTTGATGCAAACAATACGGGAGTTACCGCCATTAACAATAAGGCTGTTTACTGTACTCCATTAATTCCGAGCGACATGACAAATCTGGCTCAGTACTCATGGTATAATCTTGTCTACCATGTTTATGCGCATGGTGCCAGATCTGAGGGAATCAGCTTTGACTTCAACATAGCCTCAAACATCGTTGACTGCCGTGTCGAAGGAGATAATCTAGTAAGCGGCACTTGGGCGGAACTTGCTTATTATGACTCTCGGTGTGGAACCATTCAATACAATAAGATTACTGCACGAACTGGTAGAGCAACGAATCTAGGGTCAGACATTGGAGATACAATCAACAACAACATTATCATGAATTCCACAGATATTGGGCTTGATTGTAGAGGCGCGACTGCAAACTTTCCTTTTAAAAACTGCGTCATAAGCAACAACTACATTGCAGGCTGCAAGCATGGAATCAGCCTAGAAGGTGCAGCTGCAGAAGCAAGCGACAACACCATAACGGGCAACATCATTGTAGATTCAAGCTATTACGGAATATATCTTAGCAAGGCAACTTCAGCCAACAACACGGAGAACAGAAACATAATAGTTGGAAACTTCATAGGAAACTCAGGACGTCACGGCATAGTTCTCATAGGTGCAAACGATTCAAATATTGAAGGAAACACAATTTCAGGAGTACAAAACGCAGGCTACAATGGCATAGACCTTGAAGTTTACTTAGGATCAGGCTGCTTCAACAACTCGATAACAAACAATAAAGTTCTAGCTCCCAGCACAAACAGATGGACATACGGAATTCGAGAGCAGAACCCTGGAGACTATAACGTTTTCAAGAATAACGTTCTCTCAGGATTCAGTACCCTTGGAATTTCAGTTAATGGTACTCACGATACTGTTAGACAAAATATGGGCTTTGTCACTGAAAACAGTGGTTACACCGCAAGCTGTGTGAATGGCACTTGGATAGCTCATGGTCTTGCAGGACAGCCTAACGGTCAATGCGAATTGAAAGTCAACGGAACACGCTTGACAAACAGTACATGCTACGTTATGGACCCGACAATATTAGCGGAAAACAGCACGATGGTTCAAATTGAGTTTCTATGTAACAACGCTGGAACATTCGCTTCGGTAGGCACAGCAGAAGCCAAAACAATCACTTGGTATTTCGAGTACAAACCTTGAGGGGCTGAAAGGCAAATGGGTTCAGCAACAATTCTAGCTGGAAACACGTATGTTGATGTACCGCACGGTTTGTCAGCGCCGCCGACGATTGACCAGATCATTATCACGCCTCAAGATGATCTGGCTGGGCGAGCAGCTTGGCCAAGCAATCTGGGCGCTAGTACATTCCGGATAAACATCAGCACCGTAGACCCAGATGTCAACCACGTTTTCAGTTGGCAGATACCTTCAGAAGGAAGGCCAGCGCCGCCCGCACCTCCAGCAGCTCCCACGCTTGGAGTGTACATTGCGGCGAGTGATGTGCAATCGCACCTTAACGCGAGTTATGATTCAGGCAGCCAAACCTACACCGTCTTCGGTTTACCCGTCTCTCAGTCCAGTTTTCAGTCTCACGTTGACCATGCAAACCGGTATATCAGTAGCATCGGAGGCTCTGCTTTGGCCGTGACTGATCAGCGTTATAACTGGGCGAACCTCGCAGCTCTTGACCTCGCCTGTCTCGGTGTCTTAGTAGCAGCTAGCGGCGGCATGCTACTCGGCGCGTTTGACTATCGTCTCGGGGACCTGTACATTACCAAGGCCAGTGTCAGCAGGCTTGCATTCCAGAATGCGGTGCAAGGCTTCCATGACGACTTGTTGAGGATTTTGATGAACTTTTCCACACCCGTAGCCGCAGCTGAAGCTTCAATGAAAGATGATGTGCCCACGTATCAGGGAGGGCTCATGAACCCGTGAACAGAGTTCTAAGCAAGGGAAACTACATCCTAGCAAAGGTTAACGGCACAAAAAAGGTTCTGACAAGTGCCGAAATGCAGCAACTCATTAACGATGGCTATGACCTTGAAGTCTTAACGCCAACTTAGGTTCCAGAAACCTCTCAGAAAACGCGTGCCACAAATAGAGCACAACTCATCCAGTTCCAATACCATAGAGAATATGAAGGGAAGAACGTTGAAACAGCATGTGGCACGCGCATGATGGCAACACTACTGATGGCCACAGTCTACAAGCCTAAAGACAGCACCCGTCTCAAGAAAAACAGAAAAAAGAACGGGGAATTTTATCGCGGTTTCCACAAGCGAACGCGCACAAAGTTCCAATAGCTGTCTGTTGCTCCCCTGTAAAGCGTAACAGTGTTCGCCGATGAATCTACCCAAGCCAAACCAGACTCAACGTCAGTTTTTACCAGCCAAAAATCATAGTTGCCCGCACCGAAAGACTCTGTGCGGCCTGCTAGTGCGTATCCTCCGTCACCAGTCTGCACCAAAGCAGAGGCATCATCATCGCCTGTTCCTCCGTATGTTTTGTTCCATTGCTCATTGCCTGAAGCGTCAGTCTTTACAAGCCAAAAATCATAGTAGCCAGCGCCAATAGAACCCGTGTAGCCTGCTAGTGCGTATCCGCCGTCAACCGTCTGAACCAAAGCATACGCCTCATCATCGCTTGTTCCTCCGTATGTCCTGTTCCACTGTGCGTTGCCAGCTGCGTCGGTTTTTACCAGCCAAAAATCCCAGCTGCCAGCGCCGAAAGACTGGGTGGAGCCTGCTAGTGCGTATCCCCCATCACTAGTCTGAATCAA